CCCCAAGCCGAACTCACCCAAGTCCGCATCCACGAGCTCGCCCTGCGCGACGTAGGCCGCTTCGGCGAAGAACAGGTGGAGCAGATCCGCATTTTGGAGCCCGGCCGCTACGAGCTCTGGCGCAAGGACACCCCCGGCACCTGGGTGCTCTACGAAAGCGGTAACACCGACCTCGACCGCCTCCCATTCGTCACCGTCTACGGCAACCGCAGCGCCACGCTCCTCAGCGTCCCACCCCTGCTGGAAGTCGCCTACCTCAACATCGCCTACGCCCAGCGCTTCTGCGACTACATGCACAGCGTCCACGTCGGCTCAATGCCGATCCTGACGCTGCGCGGCTTCGACCCCGACTCCGAAAGCCCCCTGGGCATCAGCGTCAACACCGCGCTCCTGCTCCCAGTCGACGGCGGCGGCGAATTCATCCAACCCACCACCGACGCCTTCGACAGCCAACTGAAGTGCTTAGAGGCGCTGGAAGAGCAAATTTCGCGCCTCGGCATCAACACCCTCACCCGCCAAAACACCACCAACGCCGCCGCGGAATCCAAGCGAATGGACCGGATCGACAGCGACTCGATCATGGCCCTGATTAGCGCCGACCTCGCCAACGCCCTCACCTCCATGCTCGAAGTCGCCGCCCAATACGTCGGCCTCGAGCCCCCGCAAGTCGTCATCGAACAGGACTACGACAACAAGCTCCTCGACGGCAACTCCATCACCGCCATGCTCCAGCTCTTCATGCAAAACGCCATCAGCCAAGAGACGCTGCTCGACGTGCTCCAGCAAGGCGAAGTCCTCCCCGCAGGTTTGGACATCGACGAAGAAGTCACCCGCACCCGGGACTACATCAACGAGCAAAACACCGCCCTGGGCCTCGACCCCCTCGCCATGGACCCCGACGCCCTGACGCGCACCAACGCCGCCCGCGCCGGCCAGGGCGAATCCATGTCAAGCCAAACCCTCCCCACCCCCATGCGCCCCGGCCGCAACCCCGCCTAACGGCCAACAGCCCTGCGCCACCACCCCCGCGAGGAGCGCACCGGGCACTTTCTCCCGCGTAGCGCATGACCCCAGACGAGTACCTGTACGCCAGCGAAGCTGCGCTCCGGCGCGACGAAAAGAGCGTCGAGGACGACACCCGCGCCCTCCTCATCCTGCTGCTCTGGCGTTTCCGCCAATCGCTGATCGCCAGCCTCCCCGACACCGGCATCGGCCGCCAGCTCATCCTCAACTCCCTCCTCGCGCCGTTAGCGCTGGAGCTCGAGACCTACGCGCAGCGCTTCCGCAGCATCCTCCTCACCCGCCTCGAGTTCGTCGACGAGGAACACTCGCGCCGCGCCGCGGACTACGCCGCCCTCGCCATGACGCTGCGCGACTACCGCCCCCGGCGCGGCGACGCACTGCTCGGCACCGCCCGCAGCGGCGGCCGCTCGCTCCTTGCGCTCTTCGCCCCCGACCCCCGCACCGGCCTCAGCCCCTTCACCGCCGCCCACCTCCGCGTCATCCGCGCCAAGCTCATCGCCGCCGTCATGCGCGACGACCCCACGATTGAAATCGCCCGCACGGTCGTCGCGGAGCGCGTGCGCCAGGGCTTCATCCAACCCATCAACTCCCGCGGCACCCTCTACAGCGCCCTGCGCAACCGCGACACCGCCCTCATCGCCAACGCCATCTGGGAAGTCAGCGGCCAAGCCGAGCGCGCCGTCTTCGAGCGCCAGGCGTACCTCACAGGGCGCCCATTTGTGCTGGAGGCGACGGGCGCGCCGGCGTTTGCGAGCTCCGGCTGGCAATGGCACGCAATCCTCGACCCCAAAACCTGCCCGATCTGCCGCCCCCTCGACGGCCTCACAAGCCCCCGCTACACGGGATTCCCTTACGTGCCCCCCGTCCACCCCCGCTGCCGATGCCGCATCCTCCCAATCCCGACACCCGCCCCGGCTAATTAACACGCAGTGACGGCAACTTAGTGCGTCCCCATACACAACCCCATGCCTGAGCAAGTCGTGGGGACTCCTCCCGTGGAGGAGTCAGTTGAGTCCGTGACTCAACAACCCGCCGCCCCCGCGAACGACGACCTCGCTGCACTTCGCGCCAAGCTCGAACTCGTTCAAAAGGACAACTTGAGCAAAGGCGAAGCCAACCGAACGCTCAACGAGCGCCTCGGCGAAAGCGAGAAACGCCTCCGCGAACTAGAGGGCAAGCTCAAGACCACAACACAACAAACCCTGGAATCCAGCGGTGAGTACAAACAGTTGTGGAATGACGCCACCGCCGAGAACGCCCGCCTGGTGCAGCGCATCAGCGACCTCGAAGCCCAGCTCAACGAGAAAGACAGCGCCATCAGCGCCGAACGTCTCCGCGCCACCGCGATCAACGCCATCAGCGCCGCGAACGCTTTAGCGCCCGAGCAGCTCTACGGCCTTCTCGCCCCCCAGCTCCGCGACTCCCACGGCACCCCCGTCGTTGTCGTCAACGGCATCGAGCACCCGCTCGACGCTCACCTACAGACCCTGCGTTCTGCGGGCAGTGGCTGGGACCACCACTTTGCGGCTGTTACAGCCCGAGGCATGGGAGCAACCGCGAGCGCCAGCCCCGCTGCCGGCACCCGCAACCCGTACAAGACCGAGAGCTTCAACCTCACCGAAGCCCTACGCCTTGAAGCGGACAACCCCGAGCTCGCCCGAGCCCTAAAGGCCGAGGCCGGCCGCGGGTAATTCACGGTAAACCCCGCAAATCAGAGCAATGGCCCAACAGAACATGGGCGGGACCTTCCTGTCCAACCTGGTCACCCGCCCCGAGTTCCTCCAGTACACCGCTGAGAGGATCTTCGAGCAATCCGCCTTCCTGCAGTCCGGCGTCATCACCCGCAACGCCGCCCTCGACGCCCGCGCCGGTGGCACCCGCGTGCGCGTACCCTTCTTCGACAACATCGGTGGCCTCACCGAGGAAGTCATCACCAGCGGCAACAGCTGGGGCACCTCCGGCGCCGGCTACCTCACCAGCCAGAACGTCACTGCCGACGAGCAGATCATGACGATTCTGCACCGCGGCTTCCAGTTCGCCACCGACGACCTCAGCCGGCTCGGCTCGGGCGCTGATCCCCTTGGCCACGTCGCCAACCAGCTGGCCGGCGCCATCGCCCGGAAGAAGAGCGCCACCCTCCTAGCCCAGCTCGGCGGCCTCTTCGGCAACATCGCCGGCTCCGGCGTACTCGGCGGCAACACCACCGATGTCACCGGAACCACCACTGCCACCGCCAGCAACTACCTAACCGCCGCCAATGTGGTGACGGCCAAAGCGAACCTGGGCGAGCGCTCTAGCGAGCTGACCGCCATTGCGATGCACAGCAATGTCGCTCACTACCTGGAGCAAACCGGCTACCTGCAAGTGCAGGTCAGCGGCAGCAGCCTCTCCGCCGCCAGCGGCCTCACCGGCGTCAGCTACAACACCTTCGCCGGCCTGCGCGTCATCATCGACGACCAGCTCGGCGTGATCAGCGGCGGCACTGCCACCCACCTGAACAAGTACCCCGTGTACCTGTTCGGCGCAGGCGTCATCGCCGAGGGCGTCCAACAAGAGCTGCGCGTCGAAACCGACCGCAACAAGAGCTCCTTCCAGGACCTCCTGATCTGCGACTATCACTACGGCTACCACGTAGCCGGCACCAAGTGGTCCGCCGCCGGCGACAACCCCACCAACGCCACCACCAGCGGCAACCTGGGCGCCACCGGCTCCTGGGGCCTGGCCTACACCGACGTGCGCAACGTCCCCCTGGTGCGCCTCCTGGTCAACACCCCCTTCGACACCGGCGTCTACGCCTGATCACCCCAGACACAGCAAAGCCCCCTCAAACCGGGGGCTTTTTTTATGCGCTTTATCCCTCAGCACTAATCCGCGCCTGCTCCTGCCTCTCAAACACCCCAATCGTGTCCACCGACATCTTGTAGCTCTGCAACATCACCTGATTCACCAACACATAACTCAACTCCAACCGCTCCGCAATCTCAGGCACCGTCGCCCCCGCCTCTTTCATCTCCCGAATCTGCGGCACAACATCTTCCCACTTCCGCACCCCAGCAACACCCACCTCCTCCTTCTTCGCCACTTTCTTCTTGGGCGCCTTAGCGCAGGCTGCGGTGTCTTGATCGCTCATGTTGCGGGTGCGATTACAACCGAAGTTGCCCCGGAAAGCTCGGATAAAGCGCCCAAGCGATGCCTGCGCCCACGATTGTTGCGACCGCCGGCGCCACCAACGCCAACAGCTACCTCAGCATTGCCGGCGCTGACAGCATCGCGGACGGCATGGTCGGCACGCTCACCTGGAGCACCGCCACCAGCGACAACAAAGCCCGCGCCCTCATCACCGCCACCAACGGCATGGAGACCCTGGGCTGGATCGGCACCCGCGCCAGCACCACGCAGGCCCTGGCCTGGCCCCGCTCCGACGCCAGCTGCGGCGACAAAACCATCACCGCCACCGAAATCCCCCGCGAACTTGAACTAGCCACGTTTGATCTAGCCAACGCGCTACTCGGCGACCCCACTTTGTTGCGCAACTCCCCCACCACCGCCGCCCTCGTCACCGGCATCCCCAACCGCGACCTCAAGCGCCTGAAGCTCGACGTCATGGAGCTCGAGTGGAACACCAACGCGGGCAACAGCACCACGAAAGCCGCCACCCCCCTCACAGTCCTCCCCCACCTGGCCACGATCCTCGGCTGCCTGACCACTAGCACCACCGGCGGTGGCATCGGCGGCGCCGTCGCCCTCACCCGCAGCTGACGTACCTAGGTAGGTCCGCAATAGACTAGGGGATGGCCCAGGTTGCCGCCCCCACCCCTACCGCAACGGGTCCGCGCCACCGGCCCCGCACCGGCTACCTGGCGACCCCCCTCACCCGCGACGAGCAGCGCCGCATCGCCTCGATGTACCGCGAGCATCGAGGGCTCCTGCGCCTAATGGGACGGAAGTTATGCAGGAAGTACCCGTTTGTCTCACCGGAGGACGTGTTTTCGTGCATCGACCAAGCGTTCATCAAAACCTGCCGCGCCTGGCAACCCGCCAAGGGCACGTTCAGCACCTTGCTCACCGTCTTCGCTGAAGGCGACGTGTTGCACTTCATCCGCGACCACAACTGGTTGGTGAAGGCCCCAGGCGCCGTCCGCCGCAACGGCCAACTCGCCCGCAAGATGTTGGACCGTGGCAGCAGCCGCGAAGAAGTATTGATCGCACTCGAAATCACCGAAGAGCAACTGAAACTCGCCCTCGTTGCCACCAGCCCCACAGACCACGACATCCGCGGCTTCGACCTCCACATCTGCCCCCGCGCTACACCCTGGGAGCTGTTAGAGCAAGGCGAGGCGGCAACTTAGGGCCATAAGCTCCCCTGCTCCCATGGCAACCGGCGCCTTTTTCAACAGCCTCGGCTACAAGTTTTACGTGAAAGCGGGCACCACCGCTTCCACCAACCCCACCACCAGCACCGGCATGACCGAAGTGCTGTCGCTGACCGACGCCTCCCTCCAAGGCTCAACCCAAACCCAAGACGTACTCGACTACGGCAGCACTCTTGGCTTCACCGCATCCATCGTGCAGCAGCAGAGCTACACGATTCCGATGTCGATGAACCTCAACCTCAACGACGCCGGCTACATCGTTCTTAAAAACGCCTCGCTCAACGCCGCCGACGGCACCACTGTTCAGTGGTTCCGCGAGTCCCCCGAGATGAGCACCACCGGCAACCCTGAGTACCACTCCGGCGTTGCATGGGTGACCGACTTCTCTGAGTCCATCGCCGCCGGCAACGTGGCCCAGGTCACCTTCACCCTCACCGGCTACGGCGCCTACACCTGGAGCGCCGAAACCAACGCCTGATCAGCAGTAGGGAGCTAAGCGCCCGCTGCCCCACAGGGTGGCGGGCTTTTACGCGCCCCCAATCTTGCGCCACTCCCTCACAAAGAACTCCGTCGGATCCTGCGCTCTCAGCACCGGCGTAATCCAATCCCGCCCCGGCGCGATGTAAGCATCCATCATCGTCCCGACTATAAAACCACCCTCAAGCACATCCCCGGAGTACGGCACCCTCCACGTAATCGTCAGGCTGTTTGAGGTGATCTGCGGCGCAGATTGCGACTGCAGCAGATCGCCTGTATCCACGATGTCCCGCCGCCCCCTAGGAACAAACTTTCCCGAGTACAGGCCGACCACGCGCCGCGTCGGCACCCCCCACTGATACACCTTCGCCTTAATCGAATCCTGCAACAGCGGCGTAATCTTCACGCCATAGCTGGCGAGCACCCGCGGCACCCGCTGCAGCAGCCGGTCCGCATTCCACTGCGTAACCCGCGCCATCACCCCACCTGCTCACGGGACACCAGCTGCACCCTCTCCCCAAGCGCCGCGCCCAGCGTCTCGCCAAGCAACCCCGTCTTGCCATACGGCAGCCGCAGCGCCGTCACCTCACACTCCACCGCACCCGCACCCCCAAACGCCACAACACCCTCCGTCCCCACGACAACTCGCTCGTCCAGCGCCTCCAGGGCGTAGCCATCAAACGTCGTCTCCGTCATCTCCACGCCCGGAAACGCCGTACCCCGCACCCGCTCCGCCTTCAGAAACAGCGGGACCGACACAGTGGCAGTGGCTGGTGTGACGTTGCCGGTCGTCGGGTCCGTCACCACACCAGCCCCCGCGACGGTGAACGTCGCGGTTGCGTTAGCGAGCGCGCTCAGAGCAGAAGTCATAACCGAGCTTTCCCCGGCAACCTCGGAAGAAGGATCCAGAGCAATCCGTGGCGGAGTCGCTAGGCCAAGCCGAACTTCAGCTAACGGTTGACCTCAAAGCATTTGAGCAGGGGCTCGACAGAGCACAAAGAGCCCTCAAGAACCTTCAAGCCCCAGAGCTTAAGGCGGTCGCAACAGGCGTACAGGTTGCCACAAAGGAACTCAAAAACCTCACCACCGCAGCAGACAAAGCGGAAGTCAAGCTCCGCACACTAAATCAAGTCATTGGCGACATTCCAGGCGGAGCCTACAGCAAGATCAGCGCCCAGATTGCACGCCTCACCAGTGAATCACGCAATCTGACCACCAGCAGCGAGCAGTACCTAACTGTTTTGCAACGCATCAAAGAGCTGGAGTTTCTGCGCTCTGCGCGCACTGGCCGTCAGGCGGCCAACGCCGGCGCCGCCGCATTTAGCGACTCAACGCTGACCACCGGTTACGGAAGCAACGCCAACCTCCCACAAATTCCCCTGACTCTTGAGGGCGAGCGCCAAAACATCCGGGAGCTTCAGCAACGTCTATCCAACCTTGATTACGAGTCTTCGGCCTATGCCGAGACCCTGCGTGTCCTAGAGCGCGCGCAACAGCGCTACAACGACATCCTCAACGGCACCAGTTCCGAGTACAGGCAACTGGCGCAGCAAGAAGAGGCCGCGATCCGCCGCGCCGAGAAGCTGGCAGCGATCCAGTCGTACTACGCAGACAGAAACCCGCGTGCGGGCGGCGTGCGCGACGCCAGCGGCGCCATGTTGGCCCGCGGCGCCGGCAGCGTCGCTGACGAACGCGCCTACCAAGCAGCTCTACGGCCTGCACGAGAGCTGCTCGAGACCGATCTCAAGCGCGCCCAAGCCCTCCGCGAAATCTCTCAACGCATCCTCCAAAGCGCAGATGCGCTCAAGGGTGGCTTTGGTGCCGCCAGCGCCAGCAACTTCAGCACCGCCGATCCCGTACAGAAGTCGATCCGCCGCAACGCAGAAAAGCGGTCCCGCGCTGAGGAAGCGCAACAGCGTCAACGTGACGTACTTGAGGCTGACTTGTCCCGCGTTGCAGAACGCCGACTAAAGACCGAAACCGCGCGTGCCGAGCTAGCGGACAAGTTGCTTGCGGCTGAGCGCAGCTCAGGAAGAGGCCCAAGTGCCCTGCAGCGTCTTGGCCGCCCTTTGCAAGGGCTTGACGCCGGCGAGGGACTAAGTTCCGCCCTGATCGGCGGCGCATTTCCCGCGTTATTCGGGCAGGGCGCTGGCGCCAGCGTGGGCGGCGCGCTCGGCGGCGCACTCGGAGTCTTCGGCGGCGGGTTTGGTTTTGCCGGAGCTCTAATCGGCACGGCGATCGGCCAACAAGCCGACAATCTGAGCGCCCTTGCGGGCGCCTTGGACGCCCCCATCGCTCGCTTCAGCGAGCTCCAGCAAGCCGGCATCCTCTCCAGCCGCGCCTTAGAAAAGAACGTCGAGGCGCTGATCAACGCTGGACGCTACGCGGAGGCGGAGGCCAGGATCCGCGAAGACCTAGCGAAACGCGGTCTTGACGCAGCCACCACAACTCGACTTGCCCAAGAAAGCGACAAATTAAACCGCTCTTTAGCGGACTTAGGTGTGAGCATCGGTCTTGTTGTGCAAGGCCCTATTGCTGACCTTCTCAACTCTTTCAACGACCTACTAGCACCTGGCCGCGTCGCTGCTCAGTCCCGTGCCATCCAAGACGGGCTTACCTCAGAAGACCGCCAAGCGTATCTATCCCGTCGTCGTGAGCTAATCGCACAGGGTGGGCAGAACATTCTGGACATCAACCGCCAGGTCAACAGCGAGTTCGGCCCCCGCACCCAAGAAGCCCTTAACGCACAAAAGAAGCTCACCGAGGCGCAGCGCGAAGACAACGCCCTGCTATCGGCCAAATACCGTCTCATCGACGCCAGCACCCAGGGCTACGGGCGCTTGACGCTTGAACGTGAGAAGGAGTTGGTACTTGAGGAAAAGAAGGCAGCATTACGCGCCGACCCCAACAACTCACTTAAGACCGAACAGGAAGCAGCAGAGCGCCTTTACAAGATCAACCAGCAGATCACCCAACTAGATCAGAAGCGCTTTGCTGAGAACGTTGCAGCAGCAAACCAGTTAAGGAGCATCCAAGACGAAATTGCGATCCAACAGCGCCGAGGCGGCCTCACCAGCCTGGGGATCGGGGCACTGGGGTCGGTCAGATCTTTTGAGGACGCAAAGGGTGCGGAGCAAGAAGCGCAAGCCGCCCTGCGCGCCGAGCCCGGCAATAACAGCCTGCTCAACGCCTCTCGACTTGCGGCCGAGAACGTCCGACTAGCAGCAGCCAAAACCAAAGCTGACCTTGTAGACGCCTTTAAGTCCGCACAGGATGCAGTTAAGAGCATCAGCCGCAGTATCGAAGACGGCGTCACTTCGCTCAGCGAGCTACGCAACACCAGTGGTCAAGGATTAAATCGCTTTCTTTCTCCTCAGCAAGTCCAGTTTCGGCAGGAAGCAATACGCGATCAAAATGCGCCGATTGCTGAGCAGCTAGCCAGACAACTAGGCATACAGTTTCAGGTATCTGGAACACTTGAGCAGCGAAATGCGGCAGTTCTTGATTTCATCAAATCCGCGCGCCAAGAGCTAAGGCTCGGCGAAGATATTGGAAACTCACAGGCCGAGCTTTACAGGGCGACCAATGACTTGGCTGTGATTAACGACGCAATGCTGAAAGTTAACTCCTCGTTAGCAGAAGCCACAAGCAACTTGGCGCAAAAAGACTGGACAGTCAACGTCGCGGTAAATGCCAACACCGGCGAATACGCCGTTCAACTGGGTTAAGCCATGACCGTTTCCATCGGCGCCTTCACCACCAGCAAGCTCCTCGCCCAGCCCTTCGGCTACGAAGAAGCCACCACCCGCGACGGCCTGACTGCTCGCCGCTGGACCGTCAGCGGCCTGCTCACCACCAGCGAATGGCAATCGCTGCTCAACGTCTACAACACCTGGCGCGACGCTCGCATCCAAGACCCTGACAGCGTGGCGGCCAACAGCGTCGGCACCACCGTCAGCCTGACCGCCAGCGCCAACGGCATCAGTTGGAGCGGCGTCGGCTGCTGGTTCACCAGCGCCCCCGTTGGCGACCAAGCTGGCCCCTACATCTCCGCCAGCGTGGATCTGGTGGATGCAGCCCAAGCGCTGCAGGTGGCACTCCGCCAGCGTGAAAAAGCCAAGAGCGCGGAAGATCGCCCCGCTCTTGGCACCTTCACCCTTGGCAGCTGCACTCTGACGCTGCTGCGCCCGCCTGTCACCTATCAGGACGTGCCGCAGATGCAGCTCACCGCTGCTGGCACCAGCTACCTGACCGGACCGCTCACGGCAACCAAGGTGTATGCGCTGGAAGGCGAAACCAACGCTTCGGGATGGAGTGCCTTGCAGGGCTGGTTTGAAAGCACCATCGGCACCACCCCAGCAGCCGGTGCCTACTTCCCCCTCGGCGCCCCTACGGCCACAGCGGCCAATGACGTGGTGAACGGCCTCAAGGTCATCACCTACACCGTGACCCTGAGCGTTGGAGTGGCTCGATGACCGTTGACGTTCGCGCCAAGGTCTTTTGCAACCTCGGCACCATCATTAGCGGCAGCATCGCGGACGAGGCACTAAGCGTTGGCCAAGGGTTGATCAGCTGCCGTGGTCAGCTCGTGCTGGCGGGGCTGAGCACACCCGCTGTGGGCAGCGTCGTCAACATCGGCTGGCAGCGCGGCAGCACCATCGCCCGGCTACCGCGCACGCTGCGAGTGCTGAGCAGCTTTGCCAACCCGTTCACGCGCCAGACCACGGTGCAGCTGGGCGACAAGCTGGTGTATCTGGCCAACTTGAAGGGCAAAAAAGCCGAAGAGGAACAACCCGCAGAAGACGGCAGCAACGGCCCGGAGCCCAACGTCTACCCCAGCGATGAGTACGACTGGCAGGCCGGCCAGCAGTGCTACCTGCCTAAGGAAGGCGCCACGCCCTTCAACTTCTCTGACCCCAAGGCTGCCAGCCAACTGACGGTGCGCGAGACCTACGCGCTGGCCCCGGCCAAGGTGATGAACCGCGCCCCGATGGGCATTCGCGCCAGCTCAGTGCTGCAGAAGTGCTGCGCGGCATTGGGTCTTGCCTTCAGCGGCACGCTCACCAACACCTACCAAGACGACTTTGATCTCAGCTCCGGTTATGTGTCGGTGCTGGATCAGCTGATCAGCAGTGAATCGCTGTTTGGCTACCTGAACGAAAGCGAAACGCTGGTGCTGCGCGGCTGGGATGGCGCCGGACCTGGCCCCCTGCTGAATGAGAACAGCGTTATTGAGCTGAGCGGCATCAACAGCGGCGTACTGCCCGGCCAGGTGGTGAGCGTGACTTTTGACAGCAAGCGGCTGGAGCAGACCGCTGCGGAGGAAGCGCAGCAGGAGCTGGACGCCGAGGAAGCAGCTCAGGCAGCGCTGGATGACCCCACCAGCACCGAGGAAGAGCAGGACGCTGCACAGGCCGAGCTGGATGCCTTGGCGGAGGAGAAGCAGTTGCGCGACTGGGAGCGCGATGAGGCGGTCACCTACAACCAGGAATACAACTTCTACGCGGTAGACGACGACGGCAACACGATCTATGAGCTAGGCGTTGCCCACAACCCCCGCAGCGTCACCCTCACCTACTACGACGAGAGCGACTACAAGATCAAAGGCATCACGACTGAAGAGCGCATCTTCGCCGGCGAGCTGGGCTCCATCCTGCAGGCCCGGCTCAACGTGCTGGCGCAGGACATCACCCCTATGTTTACGCCGGTTGAACTAAGCAACCTGCGCCTCATTGCAACAACGCCGCTGCTGTTCCGCACCGAGGAATACCTCGAATATGTCCCGATCAAGCGGGAGGAAGTTGCCGACTCCTTAGCTCTTGATCCTGATCTGCTCTGCCCCGACCCCAACGGGGAAGAGCGCGTCGCTGATGAAGACGCCGCTCAAGAGAAGCGCGTTGAAAAGCAGCAGGTGCGTCAAACCGTCAAGCGCTTTGAGCCCATCGAGGCATTGATCGGCAAGCTGAACATCAGCGGCTTTGACTTTGGCGACTTCGACCTAGCGAATCTGCCCAGCGGCGAATACGAAGCCGAGCGCACGGTGATCACCTACGACACCAACCAACCCGAGGGCCAAACCAAGACTCGCACCGACCGCTATTTGGCCTATGGCCTGACGCAAAACGGCCAGCAGGACACCGCTGAAAAGGGTCAGGTCACCACTGACCTGAACGGCCTGAACGACCTGCTTGCAGCAGCGAAGCGTCTGGTGTTTGAAGGCACCAGCATGGCAATCCAGCAGGACCGCACCTTCGGCGTTCAGCAGCGACCGCGCACTGAAGCTCGCCAAGAAGCGCTGAAGGAAAAGCAGGCACCAGTCGGTGCCACCAACGACGAAGGCCGCCAGCAAGCCGAGCTGGAGCAAGAGAACAGCACGGTCGAAAGCAAGCCCAAGACTGAGCTGGAGATGCCGCTCGCCTCCGATGACGCGGTGGTGTGGAGCGCCAGCGATGGATATGAGTTCGTCGGCAGCAATGCCATGAGCCAAGCGCTGCAATACGCCCGCACGCAGAACGCGGTGATGTTTGGCAACCGCGCTGGTGTCTCGCTGCAGCTGCCGGCCTATGTGATGCCGCTGTACCCGCTGAGTTCGGTGTACCTGCAGGCGGCTGGCTTGACGGCGGCCTACAAGGCCAACGGCCTGAGCTGGAGCTTCAACAGCGACGGCGTCCTTGGCGCCATGGATGCGCTTTACGCCGGGGCGGTCAGCGGCAGCGGCACGTTCTGGATGCCGGTTGCCCCTGGCATCACCAGCCTCCCGAGCAACCCGACCGTGACAACTGGCACCGGCGCCCCGGCCAACAGCACCACCACCCCTAGTGGCTTTGATCCCACGGCACCAGGGGCAGTGTTTGCGAGCCTGCCCACGGGCCAGGCGCCCAGCTACGCGCAGAGCATCGCGCCCACGGCTTTGGTGCCTTCTGTGAATGAGCGGGTGCCGTTAGTGGCGGGCACTAGGACCGCTCTGAGCGTGACCGCACTGGACTACGCGCTGACCCTGCCCAGTGCCTCAGCGACGCTGGAAACCAAGACCAGCCAGGCGGTTCAGATCACCACTGGACCGGCAGTGGTGATTGAGATCGTGCTGTCCTTGGACGCCGAGGTAATTGCGCCCGGCGAAGACATAACAGTCACCCGAACGCTAGAGACAAACATCCGTCCGAGGGCGTTGAGTTACGGAGACACGCTGGCGATCATTGGTTATTTCAACAGCCCTTACATAAAGGTCGGCAGTGTCGAGGCGTCCACATTTACAACGCTTGCCAACCCCTCTGTGCTTCCGTTTAGGGTATTCGGCACTGCAATCTCACCAGACGGCACACGCTTGGTGATGTCTTATACGCAGAGTAATCAGCAGCTTCACTGGTACAGCATTGCAAACAACGTACTAACAAAACAAGGGGCCATCACGGACCAGCCTTATGGGCGGGGGCGCGTTCGCTTTAGCAATAGTGGGCAGCACCTGCTGATCACGTATTCGTGGCAAAGCCCCTGGCATGAGATGTTCGTGGTTGTGCCCAGCGGCTTCACAAAGATCGGCACCGTGCTTGATCCGCTACCCAGCACTGCGATTGGAGAAGCGAACTTCAGCCTTGACGACCACTACATCGCAGCGGTCTATGCGACCGTTGTTCACCTCTACCAGCGGGACGGCGCCACCTGGACTGGCGTAGCAACCGCAAACACACCAAGCACCGCCTACGCGGTAGCCATCAGCCCAGACAACACGATGGTGGCAGCCGGCACCGGCGCCTCGCCCTACCTGTTCCTGTTCAGCTTTAACGGCACGGTGCTTACACCCGTTACGCACAACATGACCATTCCGGGAAGGGTGAACAAGGTCACCTTCTCACCCGAAGGTCGCTACATCGCTATCTCCCACAACAGCGGGATGCTGGTGTACCGCAGAGACTCCGCCAGTTCGTACACACAGGTGTACACCACAACCAACTCCGGCAACACGCACAGGTGGGGGTACAACGACAGTGTGCTTGTAGGGTGGAGCGTCGCAATGTATGCCTACGGCATCAACACCTCCACAAATACTGTGACCGAGAAAGGTAATATATTTGCCGACGGCGTTTACGACACCGACTCTCTAGACATCTATCCTAAAGCACTCCTTAGGCGTGCAAGACCCGTGCTTACGCCAAAGACTATTGGCATCACTACAAGCATGACAGCTAATAGCTTCGATCCAGGCGACGTTGCTTTGTACGACCTCGGCAATGAAGCACCCCGCCTTGGTAATGCCATGGCTACCACATACGCAGGGTGGACACAGTTATTCGATGGCGAACTTGACGACGACTTTGTTGCCACCCCTATTACACTTCCTTTCAGCGTAACGATCAACGGGGTCTCCAGTAGCTCGATCTACGTGAACTCCAACAGCGCAATTTCTTTCGGTGCTGGTGACGGCAGCATCTTTTACTACGACTTCCCTGAGATCGCAAAGATTATGGTTGCAGTGGGCGACTACAGCCTGCAAAAGGTCTACGTCAAAAGCGGCAGCGATTACGTCATCTTCCGCTGGGAGGGTTACCATGAATACTCGGGTTACAGCGGCACAACCACTGTGATCTGGGAGATGGCAATCCCGCGCCCAGATCCCGTTACTGGGGATCAAGTCATCGAAGTGCGAATGGGTGACAACTTTGCACTTGCCGACTCCTGGTACTTCTATGGCGATCTAGAAATCTGCGACGCTACTAGCAGCCTTGGCAACTCTGGTGGGGATCTGTCCGAGCGCACCAGCTACATCGCCACCAGCGACAGCACCGGTGCCAGCTGGACAATCCAGTCCGGTTACTCGCTCCAGGTAATCTAGAAAAACGGTCACAGGCAGATGGCGTTAAGCGTCACACTCAGTCCAAACGAGTTTGCGCGGGTTGCAGCGGCTGCCTATGAAGGCAAGGCGATTCGCGTCTCGCTGGCGTCCGTAGGAACCACCGGTTTTACCGCTAGCAGCACCGTGAGCCAGTGGGACAGCGTAAAAATAAGTGGCAACGGATACGCCGACTTCAGTACAACAGTTGCCACTGGTGGCTATGACGCCACGGACGGCCGTTACGAGCTTGGCGCCCAAGCCGGCGCCAACACTTTTGTTGACGCCACTTTCACTGCCAGTGGTGGCAGCCTTAACTACGACCGTGTGTATGTCGTTCTGGGCACCAGCAACCTGCACAGCGTCTTGATCGAGAGCCCAGCAGCCACCGTGGCCTCGGGCTCCTCCATCACTTATCGAATCCAACTTGCGGTAGGCGCTTGATATGGCACTCACCAGCACGATCAGCACCAAGGAGCTGAAGCGCCAAGCGGCCGCAGCGTTTGAAGGCAAGACCTACACGATCTTCCTCGCCAATAACACCGGAACCCTCACGGCGGAATCCACCGCTGCTGCCTGGATTGCCGCCAAGGTGTCCGGTGGTGGCTACGCCGATGTGACCGGCACCATCGGCACCGGCAGCTACAGCACCGGCAACGCTCGCTATGAGCTGCCTGCCATCAACGCCACCTTCACCGCCAATAGCCCTGGCTTCACCTACGACACGGTGTGCGTGCGGATCGGCACCGAGACCTATCTGCACTCGATCTTGGTGGAGTCGCCCAACATCGCCATGGCAGCTGGGCAGAGCAAGACCTACAGCATCACGTTTGCGCAGGACGATTGAGGCTGAGCGATGAGCACCAACATCCAGATTGATGTGGTGCTGCAGCACCTGCAGGAGCAGGCCAGGCAGGTGTTGGGGCAGAACCGCTCAGAACGCCAAGAGCGTGAAGACGCTCAGCTAGAAGGGCAGCGCAATCGCAGCACACGCGAAAGTCGCCAGACCTTGGGGGCGGCAAGCGCCACAGGCAGCCAGCAAACACCCGCAGGCGAGCTGCGCCAGCGTTCTGCCGATGAGCATTCTGCTGTTCCCGACACCTACAAAAAGCGGCGCCCTGCAGCCAATAGAAATCAAGACGGGCTGACGGCGTTCGCAATTTCATGGAAGGGTGAGTTTAGTGGCGGTCTTAGCGCTGACCCCTTGATTACATTGTTGGGCAGTTATGAAGTATTTGGCTCCGGCATCCGTTACGACACACTGGCCACCAGATACTCTGGATTGCGACATCTAGCGCCGTCACCGATCCGTTTTGCTGCATCTACACGACTTGTATCTGTTACCGAGCAAGAACGCAGCCAAGCTTGGGCAAGTGCTGTAAGCACTTGCAGAACAACAGCCAGCACCACGACTGATGGATTTACGGATGGCGATAGTTGCAGTTACTCCCTGACTGAGCAGTTTCAGAACTACTACCCGACTGCCGCTAAAAACACCACTACTGTTGGCATACCCTATGTCGAATTCGCCACACCTCCCAGCGTTAGCGGCGCTGTTGGTCCAGTCTCCTACACACCTGCTACCACGCTTCTCACGGTCGATCAGGCTGGCACCATCTTCTTGACCGTGCGGCTGCCTAACGCGCCCCAGGTGCTAACACCTTATGACAGGGTTGACTTTGAGAATGCTGGCTACCCGATCAACAGCATCATCCACAACTCACGAGTCGACTTTGATTACAGCTATGCCTATGACCCTTGGCCTGGATTGGCCTCGTTCATGTATGTCAAAGAAGTAAAGCGCTACCTCTTCATGCGAGTCACAGCCAAGCAGGTTGACTCAAAGATCGTCCAAATGCCTGACGGCGCTGAACTAGCAGACTTTTATGCTGCAAACCTATACGCAGAGGATCCTTCGACTGCGGTTCGGGCGATTGGCTACTTTGGTGAGTACCGGGTCAGTGGCAGCACGGCAAGGTTTGTACGACTGAAGTCCGACACTGGCGACTACAGCAGCTTCCCTTACAACTTCCTCCAGGCTTTTATCGTTGATACACCTGTGCCGGTTTTGGATGATGGCTACGTTTTTGAGGAGCTGAGCTACAGCCTTACGCCGTGGACCACTGCATCACAGCTAAAAAGCCAGCTCGATGCGCTTAGCGCCTCAACTCCCGCCACCCCGCCAAGCAG